GCCACCAGTTTCAGCGAAGAGCCCCAGAGGCTGGCCGACACCGGTACCGTTGAGGAAGGCATCCTCCTCAGCATTGGCGAGTGCCTTACCGAACTGAGTGATGATGTAGTTCTCCAGACCGAAAGCGTTGTCGTAGAGCAGCTCCTCAGTAACCTTGATAGCGACATGGAGCTTGTGGGCATCGAGCAGAATCTGGGAGAAGGTCGCATCAGAGAACTGGAGAGCGCCGCCTTCCTCAATCCATGCTGCAGCAGGCTTAGTGGCTGTTGATTTTGTGCTCGCCGGAAGTGGTAATCTTGTGGGCCAGCTTACGCATGATGTTCTCCTCGTCGAGGACATCGATGAGGCGGTGGTCATACTCTTCAGGAACGAGGTAACCGCCGTCTGCATCTACGCCCTCCTGAAGGACATTGCTGACCTGACGGAAGTTGGAGCGCATAGCAGTGAGCATAGCTTCCTTATAGGCATCGGAAGCGCGACCGGACTTTTCCTCCTTCTGATTGCCAGTGGTAGGCTTGGAGGTGAGAGGAGTGTTCACAGGCTTGGAAAGCTCAGCCTCCATTGCCTCCTGACGCTCCAGACGAGAGATTTCCTTGCCGAGGTCAGCGATGTGTTGCTCCATCTTGGAGTAAGTGGCGTCGTCCTCAGCAGTCAGAGTACCGTTTTCGGTACGATGGGAATCGAGAAATGCCTTAGCGGCATTCCATGCAGTGTTACGCTTTTCGCGCAGTTCAAGAATAGTCATAATGAGATACCTCCATTAAATGTGATTTCGGATAAGGTTCAGTCGCTCCATCAGAGTGTCGACGGAGCGTTCGTTTGCAGCGGGTTTCTGCTGGATGCGGCATTTTGCAGCCAGCTTGTCCATGAGGGAGTTGGTGACAGCAGCGCGGGAAAAGAGCATCGGGCCATCGGCCTTGTTCTCCACAGGTGTCTCGCCCGGACGCATCAGGATTTCATCGGCAAAGCCTAAATCGACAGCGGTGTGCGCATCCATCCAAGTCTCAGCGTCCATCATGTGGGACAGCTTGGCACGACTCATACCGGTCTTAATCTCATAGGCATTGATGATAGATTCCTTGACCTCGTCCAGCATGGCGATGGCCTTCTGCATCTCAGCAGCGTCGCCCATCGCAACAGTAGCGGGATTGTGAATCATCAGCATGGACACCGGAGAGACCATGACCTTGGTACCGGCCATTGCGATGACAGAGGCTGCCGAAGCAGCGATGCCGTCGATTTTCACGGTGACATTGCCCTTGTAATCCATCAGCATGTTGTAAATCTGTGCTGCGGCCACGCAGTCGCCACCGGGACTGTTAATCCATACGGTGATGTCGCCGCTGCCGGAAAGCAGCTCGTCCTTAAAGAGCTTCGGAGTGACATCGTCGTCAAACCAGCTCTCTTCGGCGATGGTGCCGTTCAGAAACAGTGTTCTTTCCACCACCTGTTCCTGTGTCTCCTGATTCGTCACCGTCTGGTTCTTCCACTTCCAGAACTTCTTCATCGGTTTTTTCCTCCTTTCCTGCAGCGGATGAGGCTGCGAATATACCAGCGTCCTGCAGCTTGGTCATGTTGCCGTTGATGAGGTACAGGTTTCCTCCAAGCTCATCAGGAATCAGGTCGAGATTTTCAAGCTCGCGGATATCGTTCGCGGACATCCAGCCGTTCTGTCTCGCAGTGGCGTAGCCGTTCATGCGGCTCTGGTAGTCACCACGGAGCAAGCCATCAACATTGAACTTGACAAAATAAGCAGCCTTTTCGGCCTCCGATAGTAGTGCACGGTTCAGGGACTGTTCCCAACGGACAATCCACGGTTCCAGCGTGTACTTCACGAATTCCAGCGATTGCTGCTCGATATTAGAAAAGCTCGACTTCTCCAAGTCGCCGACCATGTGAGGAGGCACTCGGAAGATTCGAGCTATTTCATCAATCTGAAATTTTCGGGTCTCCAGAAACTGTGCTTCATTTGGAGAGATGGCAATGGGCGTATATTTCATGCCTTCCTCCAGCACGGCGACCTTGTGGGCGTTGGAACTGCCGCCGAAGCCTGCGTTCCAGCTCTCACGTATCGCTTCTGGATTTTTTACGGTTCCGGGATATTCGAGGATACCGCTCGGTGTAGCACCGTTCGCAAAGAACTTAGCGCCGTATTCCTCTGTCGCTATAGACAGGCCTATTGCATTCTTGGCCATCGCAATCGGCGAGTAACCGACGAGACCGTCAAAGCCGAGGCCCGGAATATGGAGGACATCGGAGGGCTTCAGAATGACCGTACCGCTCTTGGCAGTCGGAGCATCGGAATCCTGCATCTGATATTGATAGAACAGATGGCCCTTGTTATCACGGTCTACGGACATACGATTTGGCATCAGCGGATAGAGCGCTACGACCTGACCTTTTCCATTGCGGATAATCTGGGCGTAGGCATTGCCCCACAGGAGCAGATGCGTCATCAAGGTCTCGCGGAACACGAAGGAGGTCATCTCCGGATTCGGCTCATCGTGTAAGAGCCTGTAGAGCGGATGCTCAATGGCCTTCTGTTTACTGCCGGAATCCATATATTGATATAGATGCACCGGAAGGCCAGCGATGGATTCGGACAGGATTCGGACGCAGGCATATACGGCAGTCATCTGCATGGCGGAACGCTCGTTCACGTTTTTGCCGGAATTGCTGCCGCCGAACAGGAAGCGATAGCCGCTGCCGTTGGTGCTGTTTGTGGGTTTATCCCTCGAACGGAACAGACCAGAAATGAGACTCATATAATCACCGTCCTTTCCCTATAAAAACAAGATGCCTCTGTTGTCATACACAGAAGCACCAGCGTCATTCCCACAGCGAATCGCTCTGTCCAACCCCATGATGGTGGCGATGGCACCGTCGATTTTCTCTGTGGATTTTTCTTTGTCAGCTTTGATATTGCCAGCCGGGTCAGTACGGATGAAGATGTTATCCATCATCCAGCGCAGGACAGGATGCCCGCCGTGGGCCAGCTTCTGTTCCAAGGTCAGTTTCATGAGTTCCTTGGTCGGAGGAGACATATCCTTAAAGCCCTGACCGAAAGGCACGACGGTAAAGCCCATGCCCTCCAAGTTCTGAACCATCTGGACAGCGCCCCAGCGGTCGAAGGCAATCTCACGGATATTGAAGCGTTCGCCCAGCCGCTCGATGAATTTCTCGATGTAGCCGTAGTGGACGACGTTCCCTTCGGTCGTTTGCAGGAAGCCTTGTCGTTCCCAGACGTCATACGGGACATGGTCTCGTCGGACTCGTAAGTCGAGTGTATCCTCTGGCACCCAGAAATAAGGAAGGACGACATATTTGTCATCCTCATCTCGTGGCGGGAACACCAGCACAAAGGCCGTGATATCCGTAGTGGACGAAAGGTCGAGGCCACCGTAGCAGACGCGGCCTTCGAGGTCGTCCTCGTTCACGCGGAAGGAGCAGGCGTCCCATTTCTCCATCGGCATCCAGCGCACGGCTTGCTTCACCCATTGATTCAGACGGAGCTGCCGAAAGGAGTTTTCCTCGCCGGGATTCTGCTTCGCTGACTCACAGGCTGCTTTGACTTTGTCGATGCCGACCGTGATGCCAAGAGAGGGATTTGCTTTTTTCCAGACCTTCGGGTCAGTCCAGTCGTCCGTTTCATCGGCACCATAGATGACCGGATAGAAGGTCGGGTCAATCTTGCGGCCTTCGAGAATATCCTTTGCTTTCTGGTGGGTCTCATAGCAGATGCTGTTGGTATCCGTACCTGCTGTCGTGATAAGGAAATAGAGCGGCTGCATACGGGCATCGCCGGAGCCTTTTGTCATAACATCAAAGAGTTTTCGGTTCGGCTGGGTGTGCAGCTCATCAAAAACGACGCCGTGGATATTGAAGCCGTGCTTGGAGTAGGCCTCAGCGGATAATACCTGATAGAAGCTGTTAGTCGGCTGGTAGACGATACGCTTCTGGGAAGCGAGTATCTTCACGCGTCGGTTGAGCGCAGGACACATACGCACCATATCAGCGGCAACATCAAAAACGATGGTCGCCTGCTGGCGGTCAGCTGCACAGCCATATACTTCGGCACGTTCCTCACCATCACCGCAGGTCAGGAGCAGGGCCACGGCAGCAGCGAGTTCGGATTTTCCCATCTTCTTAGGAATCTCCACGTAAGCGGTGTTGAACTGGCGGTAGCCGTTTGGCTTGAGCGTACCGAACAGGTCACGGATTATCTGCTCCTGCCAGTCGATGAGTTCAAAGGGCTTTCCGGCCCAAGTGCCTTTGGTGTGACAGAGGCATTCGATGAAGTTTACGGCATAATCTGCAGCGGCCTCGTCATAATGGGAATCCTTAGCCTTGAACTTGGTCGGCTTGTATTTCTTCATTTTTCGCACATTCTCACCTCCAAAAGGGTATAAAAAATAGCCGTCACCTGATGGTGCGACTTCAGTAACGAGATACAGGGCCTTGCGGCTCTGCATTCGGGAATATCTGATTCCGGGTCTTCTTAGTTGTAGTTTTCGAGCAGAATGCAGTAGGCTATCTGCGTCGGCAGGTCGTCCGCAGGCTCGATGTCCCAGCCTCTGTCGTAGTTGGCGGTAATCTTGCCGTCAATCTTGATGGTCAGCTTGGAGATGCGGCCTTCGTTGATGCCGTACATGCTGCCTTCCTCATAAGCCTTTACCCAGTAGTGGGCAATCTTGTAGCCGCCGTCCTTCATCGGGATGCCAATCGTTCCTTCGTGCCACATGTTCTCGTCCCTCCTTATACCTCAGACTTGAGGACGTCCACCAGCCAGCTGGCTTCCTTGTGGTATTCGCCGGTGGCCTTTTCAAGGATGCTGCTGTCCTCGTCGATGTAGTGCAGGTGCTTGCCGACTTTCACGAAGCGGGCATCTTCGTAGCCCTCGATGTCGGTGCGGTAGACCGTTGCCTTGCGGCTTTCGCCGTCGTAGCTCTTGCCGTCCC